ATTTACATGCGCGATGATTCCGTTGCGACCGGTCTTCTTGTAAAAATACGACTCCTTATACAAATCGCGTATTTTGTGAATGATTTTATCGAGATTCATCGACATGAATTTTTCATTAAATGTATCCAAGCGAACGTCGCCTTCTCTCCGCTCACGCCCTTGCCCTTGCGCACCTTCGTCGTCGCTGTCGTCGTCATCACCCATTCCATATAAATCGCTCTGTTCTTGAATTGGTCGGCCATTTGAAAATGTCGGCCTACAAACATATTCGCATCGTTCCATATAATCACATAATGCGGAATATGGACGTGCGCCGACCTGATAGTCGATTTGTTTGCGCGACGAGAGATTCAGTTGAACCACTTGATTCAGTTGCGCGGCGGTTTGTGTGTTGTGCTGAACATTCAATAAACAATCCACCGCGGAGGTTCGTAGCACGCGAGAGACAACCCCGATTTTTATCGCTTTAAATTCAGATAGGCGATATAAATAAAGGTCGATCGCTTCAATATCCGGATTTGAAAGCTCGGTTCCGTATAAATACAATTCGACATTTCTTTGCGCAAAGGGCAGACGCTTATGACTACAGTTACGGATAGCACGACCGATAATTTGTTCAAGGAGGTTCATGTTATACCACGGTTCCAATATATGGACTTGGCGAATGTTTTTGAAATCGAGACCTTCACTTCCAGCTACTGAAATAATGACGACTTTCACATTTTCACCATTTGTGTTATATTCGCTCGTGAGCGCTTTTAATTCGTGTAAATTATCCGGTGAAATCGTGGGATCGCCTGTGATGACCGAATAACGCGCGGGGCGAAATAGTTGGTCAGGATGTTCCGCCTGATGTCGTCGCTGGGGAAGCATCGTAATCGAATCGATATTTTGCGAGGGTTTGCTACGAAACAACGACGAATTTCCACCAGCCACGCTATACCTGATGAAACCTAGCTCTTCTAATGCGAGAGCAATCGGAACAACACCGCCGTCGATATACTGACTGTAAATAAGAATAACACCGTCGCTCACCATGACCTTATCCGTAATGTTTTTTATTTTCGCGGAATACCTACCGATATTGTCAGGTGCGAAGATACGAGACGATGTTTTTGTCGTTGTTTCGCCGCGTGGCAGTTTGAATCCGCGCGTGAATTCAGGGCGGTATTCGAAATTCTGGCGCATCGGTGGATTCCCAACCTCTTCATAGGACATGATATGACGCAGACCCTCTTTTCCGATACATGCTGTAATATCAAATTCATCGTTGGGGTCGTTGATGTATTCGATGAGAGATGGATGCGGATATACTATATTCAAGGCTTCAAGAGGTCGTTGGACCGCAGCATAACCAATCGTGTCCATATTTTCAAAGGAAGGGAAATCCGCGGATTCAACCACGGTGGTTTCATCGATTACAGCGACGTCGCCTGTGCCGGTGCCTGTTCCTGCCGCGGCGGCGGCCTTCCCTTTGCCTTTTCCTTTTCCTTTTTCTTTGCCTTTGCTTTTACCTTCCTCTGCTTCCGCAGCCGCCGCCGCCGCCTTCTTTCGTCGAACCATCGCACTCTTTTTATAGATGTACATCGCCTTCATGTCGTTTATTATAAATCGATAGGCGGCTTCTTGTATATCGCCCACGCGTGTCATATATACATCCATATGTTCAATCGGTTGTTCAATATACCGCCCGTTCAATTGACGGCGCGGATACCCTACCGCTCCCGCCACCGCTCCCGCGTCCCCATGAAGACGCGCAAGAAGCGAAAATTCAGGCGAATGTTCTCTCGGATATACTCGGTATGGAAATGTGTATGGGTTTTCACCACGCACGAATGAAACATAACCCGTCGCTTTACGAACGAGCAATTCTTTTCCAATCTCTCGACCATCCGCATCTAAACGGAAATTACCGCGGTCATCAAACACATCCGTGATGTCAATCGTCGCTCGACGGTCATTCAGGTTCATCAAGTTAATCAACCACACGATTTCCTTGTAACTGTTATACATTGGTGTTCCCGAGAGAAGGAGCAAACGCACATTATTCACCTTCTGAACAATCTGAAACAATATCTTCGCCACACGCTTATCACGGTTATCATCGGTGATGCGGATATTATGAACTTCATCGATAATAATCAGCGTATTTGCGAACAATTTGCGCAGCTTTGTCACCGAGAGAGTTTCAATCGCAAGTGTCTCCATTTCGGCAGCTTTTGCGAGTTCAGCGGCTGATTTGCGTCCTTTTTTCGCACTCGACTCCACGGGAGCAGCAGCAGCAGCAGCACCAGCAGCACCCTTCGCACCTTTACGACGCACCTCTTGTATAACAGCATCATCTTGCGAAACCCCAATACTTGATGCGTTCGCCCGCGCATAATTCGCGAATTCGTTATAACCGAAAAACAAATAGTGTGATGAAATAAGCCGCCGTATCTGTTTGATGATTTTGTCACGCGTCAGTCCTTTCATATTCATCGGGTTGATTTCCTTGATGAATTTATTACCGGTGCATGCGCGAATATTCCATACACCCGGCTCAATCTCTCGGAGTTCGCGTTCATCAAACAGCTGGAGCCGGAAATTCTCCTGAACATTCGGCGAAGCAACGACAATAATCTGTTGCGTAATGCCCATCTGTTTCATATAATCACGCATCTCTTCCGCAACACTAATCGCGGAACATGTTTTACCCGTGCCGAGACCGTGGTATAAAAGCAAACTATTATAAGGTGTCTCGACGGAAAGAAAATTACGCACAAATTGCTGATTCGGCGCAAGTTCTATCTGTGCGTTACATAAAACATCGGCCTCTTCCATTACATTTTTCGAGTTATCAACATCCATCTTGGTATCAAAAAACTCTTTTCGTAAGGCAATTTTGGTATTAAAATTCGGGTCGTTTAAGGTTGGGTAAAGACCATTCATGGCGGCTGCAGCGATTCGTCTGCCTTCGGCGTTGGCGTTGGCATCAGGGTCGTCACTATCTCCCTCTATCGGTAGAATCCCAATATCATGTATCGTCATCTCTCGTTCAAGCAATTCCTTTTTAAGAAGCATCTTGTTGAATTCCTTACTAAATGGATTATTGAGTTCTTCGGGTTTGATACGCCTACGTCCTTCTTCTAATTCACGTTTCATATTCGCAATCGTGGTTTGGGGGTCGGAACCAGAGCCTGCGGTGTCTGCGGAGGCAGCGGCAGCACCGACGACGGCTTTGGCTTTGGCTTTGGCTTTGGGTCGTATTGTGCGCGGTTTTTTACTTGCCGCTATCTCATTTGTTGGTGGCATGACCGCCATAGCAGCAGCAGCAACGGACGCGACCGATGGCGATGGACCGCTCGATGACGACGGTATCGTTATTTCTATGGGTATATTTTCTTGTTCTTCGGCCATATTGTCGTTGTCGTTGTTATTATGTAATGATATACCCTTTATATAATTACACGAAATAAAAAGGATTAAAAAATCTGATAGCGGGATAATATGTTATTGATTTTACGAACAATACCGATTTTTTCTAAATTGTAAGGTCGAATGGTTTGAATACACTCGTCAAATGCCATCCATTTCATGAGACCAACCTCCATAATGTCGTGTGCTTTTTTCGGTTTCTTATCTAAATCCACCATCGCGAGAAAATATTTCTGTTTGTAACACTTCATGTCCGACCCCATGAAAATTTCTTCATATGGCGCGATGTTTTGTATTACATTATCATTAGAAATGTCGTAGCCTGTCTCTTCAAGGCATTCTCTCAGCGCACACGGCAGGTCTTTTTCATTATAATTGCGTCGGCCTTTCGGAAATCCCCATTCTGTTTCCGTCCAGTTCGTGGTCGAATCCTCGATAAATTGATGGAGCGTCTTCACTCGGCCATCCTTCGTGCGTATTCCACCAAGAACCTGCCTATATTTTTCATACGAAATATGCTCTTCATTTTTATATTGACTGCTTCGCGTATATTCACCCCATAATAAACGCCAAAGCTCTTCGAAGGTGAGACGCAACAGATTCGCTTTTTCGCTGACCGTCATCTCGTCGATAATCCGCTGAATATATGCTTCGTCGTTTAATGAATATTTGCCGCGAACAAAATCGACGAACCCGAATGAATCACGGCGACGAATCATGAGAAACTCTGGACCGGTCTCACCGCAACGAAACGCAATCACACCGATACTTGTAATCGGCGCACGGCAATTGTTATACACATGATTTGTGCGATTACAATTATTACAGAAATATTTATTGGATTCTCCGGTGTTGGCACCCGCGCCCCCCGCCAAATGCTTACTTCGATGATTTCGTAGTTGAGTTATTTCAAGATATGACAACGCAGATTTAGGATTGTTTAGCTTTACGGCGTCATGAGCAGCCAGAGCCGTTTCATGTCCCGGACCTTGTCCTTCTTCCATCTTTTGAAATTCGCTTATCGTAGTTCTATGGTTGTTTTTATGTCGTTTCATTATAAGCAAACGATGATTAAGCTTGACGCGAAAGTATGGGGACCGCAATACTGGTTCTTCTTGATGACCGTCGCCGTAAATTACCCCAACCATGTGAATGATGTTACGCGTAAAAAATACTATGATTTCATCCAGAATTTTTCCATGTTTATTCCTGAACCGGAGATGTCGGCAGAGTTTGACCGAATGCTTGGAAAATATCCGGTCACGCCGTATTTAGACAGCCGCGATTCATTTATTCGCTGGGTTCATTTCATTCATAATCGATATAACGTTCTCTTGATGAAGGATGAAGTGAGCCTACATGATGCGCTCGAGAGATATTATTTACATTATCGGCCGCGGTCTGTCCAAATCATGGAGGAATTGAAGTATCGAGAGAAGCTCGTGTATTTGGTGTTACTGGCGGGGCTGGGATACGCCGCATATTACTATCATAATCGGTGAAGCCGAATATGCCGTGTATAATATTTAGTAATACGAGAAAATAAATTAAATATTGTTATATATTATAATCGGCATTATATGGATTTGAATAAAAAGGTTCAAAGCCCTTGGGCTACCGTTCAATCAGCAACAGCCAGGGCATCTTATGAGAATCTCCCTCAAGAGTTTGAAAAACTTAATCTTGGTGGTCCAAGGAAATCATCTGGCGGAAGCAACCGTAACCGTAAGAGATTTGATTCGCGTAAAAAATTACGCAAAAACAGACGCGCTACCAAGACGCGTCGGTATAAAAAATAATCACATTATTTTAGATGTATTATATAAAATTTAATAAATATTATATGATATGGTAAAACCCGAATACATCGTATTCATCGTTACAGCAGTTCTTATCGTGAATACATACTATGATGGTCAGCCGTTGAAAATGTTTCAAAGCAATCAGAAGTGGATTAAGATGGCGACATTCGGGTTCATTGGTCTCTCACTCTTCCTGTTTTTACGCCGCAATCCAGATAACTCTAGGCAATTGTTGTTTCATGCGAATGATATCATCAAGTATATGCCGATAAGTAAGGGGACAGCGGATATGATAACGCCGTTTTTTGATATGACGGGGGTTCCGCCCCCCCACGACGGTGGTGCGATGGGCGGTGCTATGGGCGGGGGGGTAGGTGGAGCTATGAATAGTGCGATGGGCGCAAGAACCGCGCAACCAATAGCACGGCCGTCGTTGGGGGAAGGAACCCCCGCAGAAAGACGCTTGCTCAACTCCGGCAAAAATTCTAGCAAGCGTAGCGTAAGTGAAACAAAGAAGAAGTACGTCGCCGCACAACAGGGTTGGAAATGTGGTGATTGTCAGCGCCAGCTTCCCGCTTGGTTTGAAGTGGATCACGTAATTGCCTTAGAACATGGAGGTTCCAATCACATCGATAATTTAGTCGCTTTATGTCGAGACTGTCATGGAAAAAAGACCGCGATGTCCTTTTTATAATATCGTAGTGAGTATCACATTTTTATATCCTATAATAATAACTGGGTGTTGTTCGTATAAGGAGGATATAAAGAAATAAATGGCCCCTCCCGTTAGTGTAATATCAGCAGCAACCGCGGCCGCAGCCGCAACGATAAATAAATTAGACAGTCTAGAAGGTAAAAAAGAATCAAATAAGGTTGAGACGATCCAAGAAACGTTCCATATCAAAAAGTTGCTGGATTATCTTCCGATTATTATTCTCGTTCTAATCGTATTTATTAGCATGGTTTCATCTGACCTACTAAAACATAATTGGCATGTATTCGCGACACTCGTCATCGCGTTCGTATTTGTTACGTTTATTCATTATTTTTCCCCATCAAAGTTTCTTGAACTCGAAAATAGTAGCACCCCTCCCACATTTATGCCAAAACTTGCCGACACTATCGATTTTTCAAACATAAGCACGCGTAATTATGTCATAGGTATCGGCATCGCCGTCGTAGTATTCGGGCTTGGTATCGCGCTAGGATTTTCGAGCATTCATGTCTCTGGACGAAGCACCGATTATGACCCATCATCCGGTCTCATTACTGTTGGTTCGCTATTATTGATTGCCGGATTTCTCTATTTTTTACTGATAGCGTTCAAATACATTCCGGTCATCGCCGATAAAATTCCTTTTATTCAAAATTTCACAGCATCACGCATACCTCTGTTTATCCTCTTCATTATCGTGGGTATTCCTTTGGTTGTGCGCGGAAGCGAAATGAAGCGTGACTTAGGTAGTAAATTAAATGCCGACACGATAGCGTCCGGTGAATACAAACAAAGTATCGCAAATACGAGTGCTGATGCCATGTTAGGAACCGGCTTATTTTTCCAAATCGCGGTGTTTATCGCAATCGGGTATTGTTTATGGAGCTTGGCAAGTGAAGGGAAACTCGCCGATATAAAAACGTTGAGCGCTGTGATTGCGTTGATTCTAGCGGCCATTTTTATGCCGGGCGGTTTATTTTTATCTAAAAGTCTTGGTGGCCCTGGATTTGAAAAAAAAGATGACCAAAAAGCAAAAGGTTCGACCTACGAGGATAAAGCATTTTTAGTCCATGGTATCATTTACATCATTATCGGTATTGTATTTTGCTTGATATTATTCGGACAAACCGAAAAGTTGAAAGTATTCAAAGGTGCGTTCGGGTTTTTGCCGATTGCGTTTTTGATTTTTGTTTTGATTTCATGGGGCGTCGTGGATCAAGAGGCAAATAAGTCCGTGGATGTAGATGTAATCAAGGCCGACAAGGACAGCGTTTATTATGAGCGGTTGAGACAAGAGGCAATAAAGGAAGTTCAGAAGAAATCGCCGAATGCGTTTGCCGATACAGGAGAATTTGAGGCAGCAGTAGATAAAGCAATCGAAGAACGACTTCAAAACATGTCGGACCAAACAAAATCGCCAGTAAAAGCAGTTGTAGGTGTAAGCTCATTTTTATCCATATTTGTGATCGGGTTCTTTATCGTTGTTTATGCCTACCGTAAAATGTTTATGGTTTCTGATCATATTGACGAGGACATAAAAGACAAGGTGAAAGCCGATAAGATGCTTTCAACGGACTGGGATAAAATATTCACGGAGATTGATGAAAAGACGAGTAGTGCTTCAAAAACACAAGTGCGTTTCGCCAAATGGTTTTCGCTGATTCCCTTTTTCTCGGTGATTCTCATCATCATGTGGGTGAGTGTGCTTTTTACACGTGTAACGACTTCATCAAAAACAAGTGATTGGATTGCGGATACATTTTCGGGAGATATGTTTGCGCGTGTAAAAGAACTCATCGACACATTTTTTATCGTCATCATCGTCGGCCTCTTATTGTGCGCAATTTTATTGCTTCCGATGGTGAAAGAAATGAATGTGGGTGGTCTTGATTCGATGCTGAAATTCGCAGAGTCGATTCAGGTGTGGCAGTTCAAGAAAAATGACACGAACCCCACGCGGGGCGGCTGGATTGGTGTGTTGGCGTTTATCGCTGTATTTGTGATTGGTCTCTCGTGGTGGTGGGATTATCTGGCCAGAATAAAACCGGCAGAGGAGGCGAAGAGTGGTGCGTCTTTACCTGTTATTCCGGAGAATTGGGGGTGGGCAATCACATTCGTCGTCCTTCTCGCGATTTGCGCAATACCAACCGGTTATCATATCTTCTCAGATGGTGTGCATGAAGATTTCGAAAAAGAGTTCTTTTTGAAACGATGGCTGCGTCAGTTATTGACAATCGTATATCTAGTTCCATGGTTATTGGTCGTATTGTTCCGCACAGGTATATACAGTATCGCGTCCTTATCAGGTATTCAAGAATTCATAAATAAACGCAACGAAGAATTGGACAAGCTGAAATTCTGGGACTGGAACGCTGGCGACATCGATCTTCGTATGTTTCCCACAGACAAAACTCCGCCGACACCTGCGAGTGTAACATCGGTTCATCAAAACGCATCCGTTGCAGCTGCTGCTGCCGCCACCGCTGCCTCCGCTTCCACTACCCCGGACGAACCCACCGGAATCAACGAAGCCAAAGTAGGCGCAATCGGTAAGCTCATTAAAGTGTTATTACTCACCATATCCTTTGTCATTCTTATTCTTGCCATAGTGTATTATGTATATAAGATTGATGCCGAGTTCGTGAATCAGGGCGGTGGCGCAGAGACCGTCGCATCTGGCGGTGTGATGGCGAATCTGAACTCACCTACTGCTCACATCATATACGCAATCATCGCGATTGTTGCTGTTGCCGGTGGCGTCGCGGCGCTTCGAGAGAAATTCAAGACAGCCAACAATAACAAAACGCCCGAAAAATACTTATTCGATGACATGAAAACCGAAGATGAGCAAAAACCGCTTCGTCAGCTCGCATTCGGTGCGACACATATCGTGTATATTATCTTGATGGTGATTGTTTGGATTTATGACCGTGATAAAGACGATAAAGACCGCATGTCTGTTACTGGAATGACTGTATTAGGTATCGCCATTCTCTTATTTCATTTCGGGTTGGAATTCATCGATACGCTGAACCCGTCTTCGAGCACACCAGCAGCAGCTAGCGGAACGAACAAACCATCTCTCGCAAGTCTATTTACGAATGTCCGCTTCATTATCAATACTGTCTTTTTTATCGTGTTATGTGCGCTTGCGTATGCGAAACAGCATGCCGTGATGGTCGTGCTTATTTTGGCGATGTTCCTCTTTCATCTTACGAAATCCGCAATCGGATTGAAAATATTGAAACTATTATGGCTCGGCATTTTATTTATTCCTTGTTTATTCCTCGATATGCTGACATCTTCACAATCTGCTGTTGGTGATACTACCCGCCCCATCTGGATTATCGTCGCAATCGAGTTGCTTCTTATTGCGATTTTATACGGTGGTCCTTACCTATTAAATTATATCGGAGCATCCGCATCACAAATCGTGGCTGCTCCTGTATCGCTGAAACAGAAGTATGACACCAACCTGAATACGCAAAGCCCGCAAATTTTCATTTATCATAACACAGGTATTGATCGCTCACCCGAAGACAAGGCGGCAAATTGTCCGGTTGAAGAAAAAAAGCGATACAACTATTCGATTTCGGGTTGGGTCTTCTTGAATAATCCGGTTATTAGCACCAATAAAGATTTAGAAATATTCGATTTTGGCGGGGTTCCGCGAATGACGTATAATACATCGACTACCGAACTGAAATTGTGGTGTAATACACTCGACCTTGGGGGTACTCCGGTATCCAGTTCGACCTTGATTTACAATTCACGCACGAATTACAATACGATTATCAAAGGGAAATCAAAAGATAAACAGGACCAAATCCGGCTGTTGGTGGATAACGATGAAGAGCTCGATGCGACAATTCCTCTTCAACGATGGAATTACTTTGTCGTGAATTACAACGGAAAAACGATGGATGTATTTATGAATAATCGACTGCTTGTTCGCAGCGACTTCATTATGCCGGATATTGTATTGAAACCGATTACTGTTGGTGATACAAACAACAACAAGGGGTTGAATGGGTCGATTTGTAATTTTGGATTTCACAAAGTTCCTCTAACAAAAGAACAGATACGTTGGACATATACGATGTTGAAGTCGCAGGATCCGCCGATGATTGGAATGAAGACCATCGAAGATGAAGTCAAAGCGGCAGGAACCACCACAGTCTATTCAAAGTAAATAATATATGTAATTATTATACGAAGAAGAAAAAGATGAATTCAAAATTAGTTTTAGCAATCGTTGTTATTCTTTTACTGTTGTATGTCATTTTCAAGGCTTTGACGACGACCTATACAACTTTAGGGACGATGCAGAAATGGGGTAACAAAACAACACTACAGGGGTCGAATCTACCGAGTAGTTTTAAAGCAAATAGCGCCATTTCTATCTGGTTTTACATCAAGAAGTGGGTGAATGGGGCGAATGTCGTGAGCTTTCACACCGGTGGTTCAGGAGATGCCGGTACTACCATGTTCAAAGTTCAGTTTAAAGCCAACACGAACACAATACAGATTTTCCCAAGGTCAGGCGCACCTGATGCACAATATGACTGCGAAATTGCCGAATTTCCTCTTCAAAAATGGGTTAATCTGATTATCAGTTTCAACGGTTCCGCGATGGATGTTTATGTCGATGGAAAACTCGTAAAATCGTGCGTTGTAAATCAGGGGTCGCGACTTCAAGAAACCCAAAGTATTGTTTTAGGCGATGACTCCGAACCAGTTAAGACTGCGGATGTCGGTTTTATTACGAATGTAAAACTGAAAGCCGCACCTATCGCCCCGCAAGAAGCATGGGATATTTACTCCCAAGGATTCGGTGGAAGCCCTTGGAGCGACCTTCTCAATAAATACAAGGTGAAATTAAGTTTCATCGTGGATAATCAAGAGCAGGCGAGTGTTAGCACTTAAACCATTAACGCAATACCATTATCACGCAAAACAACCTATTCATTTGAATAGATTGTTTTTTTATTCGATTATATTAGTAAGAATACAATAATAATGAGTGAAACCAACGGCGACGGAGGTGGCGGCGGATTTTTAAAAGGAATAACATCAAGTTTTTCAAATCCAAGTAGTGCTGGGTTGTCTTCTAGCACCGGAAGCAGCGGCAGCGGGTTTGGTTTGAGAGAATTCATGGAATCCAATAGTCTTGTTGCCAAATTCGCATTTATTTTAATGGTGTTTATCGTATTTTCAGTGGCAGTAAAACTATCCATTATCGGATTGTCGTATTTATTGCTTCCATCGATGTCGCCTTTTGTGTTAGACGGAACCGCAAATACGGAGGATATGGTCATGGAACGAACACAGGACCCAGCGAAAGAGGATTCGGTATTCATCTCGAGGTCTATGAATGAAGACGGTGGTTTAGAATATACGTGGTCGACATGGTTTTATATTAATCAGGTTCCTCTCCAAAAAGACAAATATTCAAGAATATTTAGCAAAGGCGGTGAAGGAACGAAATCATCTGGGGATGGTATTTATTATCCAAATAATGCTCCGGGATTGTATATTAAATTTACAGAATCCGTCACCGCTACAAACCCCGACCGCACCGATAAAGGTGTGAATGTGTCACTATTGGCGGTCGTTGATGTCAACGGCAAGAATGACAACGAAGCCGACAAGAAAGAAAATTTACACGAGAAGCTTATCGCAACCGATATTCCGATGAAGAATTGGGTGAATGCCGTAATTCGAGTAACAAATAACGTGATCGACTTATACATCAACGGTCGTCTCGCACAACGTCGTAAAACCGCAGGTATTCCATTACAGAATTATGGCAAGGTATATATCGGCGAAAGCAAAGCAAGCA